TAGCATATCATAGAGCACAAGTTGTTTTAAGAGATGGAACTAAAGTTTGGGGAACATATATTTTTACTGTAGATTGGTATAATAATCCTTATAGTGATGAACCAACAGATTATAAATGTGGGCATGTATTTGAATCCGATGAAGGATATTTAATGTGTATGCCTAATAATAGGATATTTTGGAAAGATTCAAACTGGGTAACTAAAAAATTACCTGAGGATTTAAAACAATATAAAGTAGATACAGAATTACCCTCAGTAGAAAATCAATCCGATAGATGGATTACTGAAGACGGAGATTCGTTTTATTATGAAATGAATGAAACCATATAAGGATATAGAAGTTACAGACGAATATACCATTAGAGAATTTGATGATAACATTGATCCTATAGAATTAATGTGGCATAGAGACGATGAGGATAGAGTGGTTGAAATTGTTGAATCAGGTAAAGACTGGAAGTTTCAATTTGAAAATGAATTACCTTGGGATTTAGAACCAAACATGTCCATATGTATATTGAGACACGAATGGCATCGTGTTATAAAAGGAACGGATACATTAAAATTAAAAATATATAAATAATGATTTTAACAGAAGAAATATTATTATTACAAAAACGTGCTGGTATTATTACAGAATCAGAACATAAGGAAAAATTAAAAGAAATTTTATTAGAAGGCAATGCTGAATCTCTTGTTAAGGATCCTAATATTTTAGCTTTAGCTGCTAAAATAGTAAAACAACCCGTTGCTAAAGTTGAAGATAAAGTAGAAGATGCTTTAGCTGGTAAAGAAGAAGAAAAAAAAGAAGAAGTAAATGAAGCTTTAGCTTTAACTTTAGCTTTAGCTTTACCTATGATTTTAGAAGCTGGAGGTTCTTTAGCTAACTTATTAAAAAGAAAATTTGGTTTAGATAAAGAAAAAGCTGAACGTTATGAAAATTGGAAAAAACTTTATAAACAATCCGAAGAACGTTTAAAAGCAGCCGAACAAGAAAAAAATGAAGCTGGAGTAGAAAAAGAAAAAAAACAACAAGAAGAACTTAAAAAAATGCGTGATAAAGAATTTGGTTCTGATTTTGGAAAAAAATTAAAAGACGCAGGACATGGACTTCATAACGTTTATACTTCTCCAATTAGAGCTTTATTGTGGGTAATATCCAAATTTACTCCTAAAGATAGTGATTTAAGAAAAAAAGAAATTAGAGAAAAAATAGCTAATATTATATATGCAACAGGAATGATTGCTTTTGCTGGATATGGAATATATAGTTCATTAAGTGGACTCCCAGGAGTTGCTGAAGCTGCCACTGCTATATTAGATGGTGCTAAAGGAGGTAAAAGTGCCGCAGAAATAATAGCGGATGTTCCTTTAGTAGCTAAAGCTTTTGCTGCTTAATTTATAGACGGATTCATAGCCCGTCGCTTACAAAAGAATTTTTAGAGAGCTGTGGCCTCCAATTTGGGGGTCACATCTTTTTTTATTATATTAACGTGTTAAACATATGAACAAGAAAATCGTAATTGTAGGAGCAGGTGTAGCAGGTGTAAATGCTGCCACTAAACTAGTAGACAATGGTTACGATGGTAAATTGATTACCATCATTGATATGGGTAAAGACCCTTACAACAGAAAACCTGAGGAAGTAATGACAGGTTTCCTTGGTGCTGGAGGTTGGTCTGATGGTAAATTGACTTATCATACAGCAATCGGAGGACAATTATCTAAGTATACAGGTGAGGAAAAGGCAATGAAATTGATGGATGAAGTTATTACTAACTTTAAACGTTTCCATCCTAAACCAGAGGAAGTACAATGTTCAAATCCAATTGCTGAACCTGATTTTATTAAACCATATTTTGGTTTACGTTTGTTTCCTGTATGGCACGTAGGTACAGATTATCTATCTGAAATTGCTAAAAATTGGTACGATTATTTAGTATCTAAAGGTGTTAAATTTATTTGGGAAGTAAAGGTTCATGCTATTGATTTTGAAAATCAACGTGTATTATCTAATTCTTTAATAGAACAAGTAGAATATGAACATAGATATGATGAATTAATTTTTGCTGTAGGTAAATCAGGTATTGATTTTGCTCAACAAATACAAGATGATTATAAACTAGAAACCGAACCTAAATCAGTACAAATTGGTGTTCGATTTGAAGCCCCACAACATCACTTCCAGAAACTAATTGATATTAGTTATGATTTTAAATTGTATCGTAAGTTTGATACAGGTGTTTCATTACGTTCATTTTGTACAAATAATAATGCCGCTTATGTTGCTGTAGAGGAAACATATGGTGATGTTACTTACAATGGTCATGCTAAAAAAGATCCTAAATATCTAAACGGAATGACTAATTTTGGTATTATTATGGAAATCAAGGATATTGATAATCCATTTGAATGGTCTCGTAAAGTAGTAAATGAATTACAGTTTGCGGGAACTGGTTTATATTATAGTCCATCTCGTAAAGCATCAACAACATCAGAAGGTGAAAAAGTTAGTTCAATTCAAATTGATAATTTGAGTATTGTAAAACATGGAATGGGTGAATATTGGGATTATATTGAGGATTTTATTGAGGATATGAAAAAAGTATTTCCAACATTAGGTGATGATTGGGGTGTTTATGTTCCTGAGGTAAAATATCTTTCACCTGAACCATTAGTTTATCCAAGCGATTTAGCTTTAGTAGAATATCCTAATGTTCACTTTGTAGGTGATGCTTTATCAGCTCGTGGTATTACAGTTTCAGGTGCTCAAGGTATTTTATCAGTAGAAAAACTTATAAACACAGAATGTCCTTGGGATAATATTCAAGGTGATATAATTAATTGGAGATAAATTTGGAAAATCAAATAAGTTTTATTATATTACAATCATGAATACAAAATATCAACCAAGTAAAAAACTAACTAAAGCAGATGGTACTGTTGCTTATGTTTGGGAAGGTAAACTTCATAATTGGGAAGGTCCTGCTTTAATACCTGAAGGTGATAATCGTAAACGTGAATATCATATTCATGGAATAAAATATACTGAAGATGGTTGGAAAGAAGCAAGACGTAATCGTGAGGGTTTACCTTGGTATAAAACAGCAATGGGTCAAGCAGGTCAAAATAGAAACTAATATGAAGATAGGTTTATGTGGAACAATGAGTGTAGGTAAAACTACATTGGTAAATGCTTTAAAAGCATTACCTGAATTTACTGATTATAATTTTGCTACTGAGCGTTCTAAGTACTTGCGTGATTTAGGTATTCCATTGAATACTGATTCAACATTAAAAGGTCAATTTGTATTTTTAGCTGAACGTTGTGCTGAATTAATGAATGAAAATATTATTACAGATCGTACTGTAATTGATGTTATGGCATTTACTAAAGCAGCTAAATCAATTGATTATTATGAGGCGGAAGCATTTTGTGATGCTGCTTATAAATTAGTTGAAGAATATGATTATATATTTTATGTTTCTCCTGTAGGTGTTGATATGGAGGATAATGGAGTTAGAACTACTGACTTAAAATATAGAGAAACTATTGATAGTATTATTCATCTAATTTTATATAGAAGTAGTCATAAAATTAAAAAATTAGTTGAATTATCAGGCAGTACTGAGGAACGTATTGCGAAAATGAAAGAAACAATCTTTGGCTAATATTTATGGACATGAAATTGTCTGAATTAAAAAAAGAAATTAAGGAGTATATTGTAGAAATATTATCTGAAGAAGGTATAGATGAGGGAACTTATGTAGGACCTGAAGCAGCAGATGATCTTCAAAAAGATCCTAAGTTTGCTGCTGCTAAAGATAAAGCAACTGCTATTAATACCTTAAAATCTGGTGGTAGTGTTACTTTAGAAGAAGAAGACGAAGATAAAGAACCTACTAAAGCAGAGTTAGAAAAGGAAAAAGTAAAAGGCGCTCCTTCTAAATTTAAAGTATCAAATTCTGAATTTGAGGATTTTAAAGATAAATTAAAAACTTTAGTTAAAAAAGTTAAAGACATGGAAAAAGGAGATGCTAGAGATAAAAAAATGGCTGCCCTTAAACAATTTATTAAAAAACCAGAATTAGTTAAAGCGTTTAAAGAAAGAGACGTTAAAATTGATACTGGAGATTTGATTGGATAATATGAAAAAAGGTTTTCCTTATATAGTTATAGCAATTTTAGTTGCGATTATCATTTGGCTTTCTAAATGTTCTGGAGATACTATTGTTACTAATATTGATACTTTTACTAAAACATCTTATGTTCATGATACAATTAAAGTAAAAGGCAAAACTAAAATCAAACCAGTTCCTGTTCCTTATTATGTTCATGATACAATAATTGATTCAACAGGAAATATTATTATTATTGATACTAAAAAATACGTAACTAATGATACTTTTGAATATAAAACAGACTCATTTACTGCTTATTTTTATACTAAAATATATTCAATGTGTCCTTTAGATTCTATTAAAAGCGATTTATTAGCTTCTGTAAGACATAAAATAATAGAAACTACTATTACTAAACAAGTTGTTAAAAAACATGCTTTATTTGTTGGTCCTACCTTTAGTTTAATTGGAAATTATGCTTCATTAGATGCTTTATATGAAAATAAAGGAAAAACTATTTATAAAGTAGGAGTAGGAGCCAATAACAGACTTCAACCTATGTTGAATGCTAGTATTTATTGGCGAATCTCCAAATAATATGAGTCAGGATTTAAAACAAATAATTAGAGAAGAATATATTAAGTGTGCCCAAGATCCGGCTCACTTTATGAAAAAATATTGTAATATTCAACACCCACAAAGGGGTCGAGTAATATTCAATTTATATCCTTTCCAAGAAAAGGTATTAAGACTTTGGAGAGATAATCCATATTCAGTTGTATTGAAGTCTAGACAGTTGGGTATCTCAACATTGGCCGCAGGGTATTCTTTGTGGCTAATGTTATTCCAAAAGGATAAAAACGTATTGTGTATTGCTACTAAGCAAGAAACAGCAAAAAACATGGTAACGAAAGTTAAATTCATGTTTGACAATTTACCTTCATGGCTTAAAATACCAGCAGACGAACATAACAAACTAACACTACGACTGAATAACGGATCACAAATTAAAGCTACTTCAGCTTCTAGTGATGCGGGTCGATCAGAAGCCGTTTCTTTATTGATTGTGGATGAGGCAGCGTTTATTGAAAGTATTGGTGAAATATGGGCCTCAGCTCAACAAACATTAGCAACTGGTGGTGGTGCTATTGTATTATCAACCCCCTACGGAACTGGAAACTGGTTTCACAAAACATGGGTATCAGCAGAAAATGCTGAAAATGATTTCTTACCAATTAAATTACCTTGGTATGTCCATCCTGAACGAGATGAAAACTGGAGAAAACGTCAAGATGAATTATTAGGAGATCCTAGATTAGCTGCTCAAGAATGTGATTGCGACTTTAGCACTTCGGGTGATGTAGTATTTTATAATGAGTGGTTAGAATTTATTACCCAAACAACAATAAAAGAACCTCTTGAAAGAAGAGGCGCTGACCAGAACTTCTGGGTATGGGAACCAGCAGACTATACAAGAGATTATATGGTAGTAGCTGACGTAGCTAGAGGTGATGGTAAAGATTTTTCAACTTGTCATGTTATTGATATTGCTACTAATACACAAGTTGCCGAATATAGAGGACAATTACCTACTAAAGAATTTGGATATTTTCTAGTAGGTGTTGCCACAGAATATAATCAAGCATTATTAGTAATTGAAAATGCCTCTATTGGATGGGCAACTATTGATGCCGTAATTGAAAGAGGTTATCGCAATTTATACCAATCACCTAAATCAGACCAACTTACAGCAGAGTCGTATTTAAAGACATATGAGGGTTCATCCGATATGACCCCTGGATTTACAATGTCAATGCGTACTAGACCGTTAATTGTGAATAAATTCCGTGAATTTGTTGGTGATCGTTCAGTAACAATTCGTTCAAAACGATTATTAGAGGAAATGAAAGTGTTTGTATGGAAAAACGGCAGACCAGAAGCACAAATAGGTTATAATGATGACTTAGTAATGCCATTTGGTATTGCTATGTTTTTAAGAGATACATCATTAAAATTCCAACAACAAGCTCATGATATGACTCGCGCTACACTAGGCAATATGAGTAAAACTTCGTATATTGGCGCTTATAATACTAATCAAGTAAAAAATCCATATATGGTTAAAACAGATCACGGAATGGAAGATATTAGTTGGATATTATAATATTTATAAGATATAATAAAATATAAAAATGGCAGATAAAAGTTTATTCACCCGATTACAACGATTGTTTTCAACAGACGTTATCATTAGAAATCAGGGTGGCAACGAATTAAAAGTAATGGATGTGGATTCAATCCAACGTTCAGGAGATATAGCAACTAATTCTTTAGTAGACAGATATAATCGTTTATACTCACCAGCTTCAACCTCACTATTAGGTTCTCAAATTGGCGTAAACTGGAAATATTTACGTACTATGGTTTATTCAGATTACGATAACATGGATTATGATGCTATTGTTGCCTCTGCTCTTGATATTGTTTCGGATGAATCTACTTTAAAAAATGATATGGGGGAAGTGCTTCACATTAAATCAAGCGATGATGATATTCAACAAATACTTTATAATTTATTTTATGATGTATTAAATATTGAATTTAATTTATGGTCTTGGATTCGCCAAATGTGTAAATATGGTGATTTTTTCCTTAAAATGGAAATTGCTGAAAAATATGGTGTTTACAATGTAATTCCGTACACTGCTTACCATATTGAAAGACAAGAAAATTATGATCCTGAACATCCTAATGCTGTAAGGTTTAGATATTCACCAGAAGGTATTTATGCTGGTGGTTCTGGTTATTATGGTGTTCCTAATACTTTTGATAGAGATAAAGAAATTGGTATTTATTTTGATAATTATGAGGTAGCTCACTTTAGATTGTTAACAGATGTTAACTATTTACCTTATGGCCGTTCATATTTGGAACCAGCTCGTCGTATTTTTAAACAATATGTGTTGATGGAAGATGCTATGTTAATTCATAGAATTTCACGTAGCCCTGATCGCCGTATATTTTATATTAACGTTGGTTCTATTCCTCCAAACGAGGTAGAAAATTTCATGCAGAAAACTATTTCTACTATGAAGCGTACTCCTTTAATGGATAACCAAACAGGTGAGTATAACTTAAAATACAACATGCAAAATTTATTGGAAGACTTTTATATTCCAATGAGAGGTAATGATACTACTACTAAAATTGAAACCACTCCTGGTTTACAATATGATGGTATTCAAGATGTTACTTACTTACGTGATAAATTATTTGCTGCTCTTAAAGTACCCAAAGCATTCATGGGTTATGATAAGGATTTAAGTGGTAAAGCAACATTAGCAGCAGAAGATATTAGATTTGCTCGTACAATTGACCGTATTCAGCGTATTACATTATCTGAATTATATAAAATTGCTTTAGTTCATTTATACTCTCAGGGATATACAGGTGAACAATTAACTAACTTTGAGTTAGATTTAACAACCCCTTCAATTATATATGATCAGGAAAAAATTGCGTTATTAACCCAAAAGGTTGATTTAGCTCAAAAGATTATGGAAGCTAAATTATTACCTACTGATTGGATTTATGATAATGTATTCCACTTTAGCCAAGATGAGTACGATGAATACAGAGATTTATTAGCTGAAGACCAAAAACGTGCTTTCCGTTATAATCAAATTGCTGAGGAAGGTAACGACCCTAAAGTATCAGGTAAATCATATGGAACACCACACGATTTGGCTTCACTTTATGGTAAAGGAAGAATGTATTCTGAACCCGAAAATGTTCCCGTAGGATATGGTGATGATTTAGAGTTAGGACGTCCTGAGGAAAAAGCAACAACTCGTAATACACAAGATGATAATTTTGGTAAGGATAGATTAGGTGCTAAAGGAATGAAAAATGATGATAACGAATCGGATTCAATCCGTCCTCAATACAAAGGTGGTTCTCCATTAGCTTTAGAAGCAAAACAAGTGTATCTTAAAAACAAAACGTTAATTGAAAGTTTAGGCAAAAGAGTAACGGCTGAAATTTCAACGTTGGGAGATTCATTGTTAGATGAAAGTAAGTTAAAGGAATAAGAATCTTTATATATTTATAACAAAACCTTTGGGAATGAACATTAAACATTCTAAGTATAAAAATACGGGAATCCTGTTTGAATTGTTGGTGAGACAAATAACGGCGGATACATTATCGGGTAAAGACTCGAAAGCAACTAATATATTAAAAAAATATTTTGTTAAAACTGAATTAGGTAGAGAATATAAATTATACGAAACCATTACTAAATATAAAAATTTAACAGAAGGTAAAGCAGAAGTTGTAATTAATTCAGTTATTGAATCTTCTAAAAATTTAAATAGAGGAGCTCTAAAAAGACAAAAATATAATTTAATTCAAGAAATTTCTAAACAATATAATTTAGAGGAATTTTTTAAAACTAAATTACCTAATTATAAATCATATGCTGCTTTATATACGTTAGTAGAAATTTATAATAGCGAAATGTTATCAACTCCCGACCAAATTATTTCTAATAAAATTGCTATTTTAGAAAATTTAACAACGAAATCAATTGATAAGAAAAAGGTTGAGGACGATTTATTGACCGAGTTCCAATCATATGATAAAGATTTACGTATTTTAACTTATAAAGTATTATTAGAGAAATTTAATGGTAAATATGCTTCATTAAATGATAATCAAAAAACAGTATTAAAAGAATTTATCAATTCAGTTGATTCAACTCCTAAATTAAGAGATTTTTATAATAACAAAATTACAGAAATTAAAACTACTTTAACTAAACAAGTTAAAAAAGTAACTGATAAAGCTATTCAAATTAAACTAAATGAGGTTAATAATATGTTATCTCCTTTAGGTAAAACAGCTAAGGTAGGTAATGATGATTTAGTTAATTTATTACAATATTACGAATTGTTAGAAGAACTTACTAAAGTAAATGGGTAAATTTAAGTATAAAATAGCGGAAGCAAAAGAAACTCTTAAAGCTACAGAAGTAGATCCTGCGTTAATACAACGTGTGGAAAAAACTTATGGCCCTATGGACATGAAAAATGATTTTTTTTCTGCTGATTTAAAAACTTATTTTAAAACAATAGATGTGAATCCTGAAACAGGTTCTGTTAATAGTCAAGTTATTAAATTAGCTAGTTTTACAGACTCATTAGAAAAATTATATAATGCTACTACTGCTTTATCTGCTTTAGTTAAATCACCTGGTGGAAAAGATGATGCTGTTGTAGTAAAGCTATATGATAATTTAAAACAGATATTTAATAGTTTTAGAACCCATTTACGTAAATATTATCCTGATCAATATGCTGCTATTAAAGATAAATTAGATGAAATATCTAGCATATCTTCTAATTCAGGATTTATATCAGGTGGTGAGGGAGAAAATCATACAGGTCCATCCCCACGTAAATCAACTTACGGTGCTTATACACAAGCAGGATTTAAAAAAGTAACTGAAGGTCCTGGAGCAACATTTGGTCCTGGTCCTAAAGCTGGTCCTACAGGTGTAACAAAAAATAAATACGTAACAGATTTTAAATATACATTAGTAAAAAATCCTTTAAAAGAAGTTGAAGATACAGAACAATTTCTTGATGATATGCAAATTAATGATCCTGCAAGAAGGAAATTCGTTAAAAGTAGATTATTAGGTTTTGATGCTGTAGAAGATAAATTAAATCAATTAGTTCCAATGATGCAACAAGCAAAAAATAAAACAATTGATTATTATAGAAATAATCCTGATTCATATGCCGTAGTTTATGGCACTGATTTAGCACAAGAATATTTAAACGATTTAATAAACTTATTTAACGAACAATAATATGGCAAATATCCCCGCAAATTCAACAGGTATAGTAATATCAACAACAACAACCGGTAGTTATGCTGGTTTTACAGTAGTATCAGGTTCAAATGCTGTTATTACTGGTTTAAAAGATTTTCAAGGAAACACTTTAGCAACAGCTGCTGCTCCTATGGTTATACCAGCAGGATTTACAGTACCTATTTTTGTAACTAGTGCTTCTTTATCAACAGGAGCTGTTTTATTTTATTATTAATATTTATAACAAAATGAAAACTTTACAACAAGAATATCAATTAATAAAAGAAGGTAAAGGTAATAAAGACCACTTCTTAAAAATGGCTCGCAACCTTTTTCCTGAATATATCACTTCAGGCAATGATTATACCACAACAATTCACATTTTAAAAAGTAAAAGTCTTTTAAATGAAGCTGCTGGTGGAGTAATTACCTATTCTAAAGCTCAACCTAACTGGTTTAAAATTTTTAATGAAAAAATCGAAGAAGCAATTGGTGTTAAAAATACTAAAGAATATGGTGACCAAAACGAGTTTGAAAAAATCGATAAAGATGTTCAAGCATCTTTAGATCATCAATTTGATAATAATGATCCTAAAAACATTGATAACTTATATGGCCAATCATTCTTATTAGGTTATTTGACCGAAATGGGTGATCCTAAAAATGCTAAAAAAACAGTAGAAGAATTAAAAGCTATTGTTGCTAAAAACATGGCTAAGGATATTAACTATTACCATACAAATGCCTCTTTTGGTGTTAAAGGAATTGGATATACTAAAGACTCAGTAGGAATGGGAGAACCTGTTGCCCCTAAAGGCAAATATAAGTCAAGCGGATACGGTGATTTGAAAAAATAATGAAACAGGTATTAATTGAAACCATACCATTTCAAGTTGCCCCCATACAGCTTACCGAAGGTTTAAAGGCACCATCTGGTAATCCTATGGTTGTAGGTATTTTAGCAACCGCTGAAGTAAAAAATGGTAATGGTAGATATTATCCTAAAGAGTTATGGGAACGGGAAATGGATAAGTATAACCAAGTTATTGAAGAAAATAGAGCAACAGGTGAATTAGATCATCCCGATTCAACTATTATTTCTCTTAAAAACGTATCCCATATAATTAGAGAAACTTATTGGGAAGGAGATAAAGTAATAGGAAAAATAGAAATATTACCTACCACATCTGGAAATATTTTAAAAGCACTTATTGAAAATAATGTTCAAGTAGGTGTATCATCTCGTGGAATGGGTTCATTAAAAGAAATTAATGAAGGCACATTAGAAGTTCAAGATGATTTCGAATTATTATGTTGGGATTTTGTATCAACCCCCTCTAATCCAGGTTCATATATGCAATTAGTAAAAGAAGGTAAAGAAATTCAACCATACCAATACAATAAAGTTAATTCTATATTAACAGAAATATTATGTGCTAATGGCACATGTCCAATATTTTAACCCCTCCTTAGATAGTATCTTTGGACCGACCCTCCCCTAAAAAGGAGGGTTTCATATTTCTGCGACTTTCAAGAATCTCCATATACGTATATTCGTAATATGCGATTTTCTTATATCGCATTTAGATAAAATATTCTATTACGCTTCGACATTAGTCAACAATAAGCGTATTTCCAACAAAAATTATTTGAGGACAAAA